TATTTAATAAGTATGGAGAAAATGCAAAAATTCTTGCTGATAGTCCAGCAGCAGCAGGTGATAGATTAACAACAGCTATGACTGAGTTAAAAGATAATGTTGGTCAGCTTTTGCAACCTATAGGATCAGAATTTCAAGATACATTTACAAAAATAGTACAAGCAATAAATCCAGCAATTAAGTCTTTTGTTGAATTTACGAATAAAATAAGAATTGAAAATTTAAAATTACAAATTGAAGAATTAGAAAAAACGCTTACTAGAGGTTTTGAAATAGAAGGTGGAGGCTCGGTGACAGGTGGTATTCCAAAACAGATAGAAGATGATGATAAAGAAAAATTAAAAGCTGAAATACAAATTTTAAAAGAAAAATTAGACATACTTTTAGGTATAAAAAAAGAAACTAAAAATATTACTAATGAAACTGACAATTTAAGTAAAAAATCAAAATCAGTTTTTGATTCTTTAAAAGGTGGCGCACAAGATTATTTAAACACAATAAAAGACGTAGGCAAACAAATACAAGATGCTTTTGTTAGTGCCTTTAAAGGGATGGAAGATGCGTTAGTACAATTTGTTCTTACAGGTAAATTAAATTTTAAAGATTTAGCACGTTCAATTATTGCAGATATAGCAAGAATATTTGTAAGGCAAAAATTAATTACTCCATTATTAGGTGGAATAAATAGACAATTTGGTTTAGATCTAAAACCAAATGCAGCAGGTAATGTGTTTGGAGCAAATGGAATTATTCCTTACGCAAAAGGTGGCATAGTAAACAAACCTACAGTTTTTCCTTTTGCTAATGGTATAGGCTTAATGGGAGAAGCTGGTGCAGAAGCAATACTGCCGTTAAAACGTGGTCGTTCTGGTAATTTAGGTGTTGAGGCTGCTGGTTCTTCTAATAATATTGTTGTAAATGTAGATGCGTCTGGCAGTTCTGTACAAGGAAGTCAAGCAGACGGTCAGGCTCTTGGAAGTCTTATTGCTAGTGTTGTACAGGCAACTATAATTGATGAACAAAGGGCTGGAGGCTTATTAAATAGGTAATGGCAACTTTTCCATCAATACAACCATCGTTAGGCTTACGCAAAGAAAGTAAACCAAAAGTAAGGGTTTCTTCGCTTGGTGACGGTTATGAGTTTAGAGCTTTATATGGGCTTCCTTTTTCGCAAGATCCTAAAGAGTATAATTTAATTTTTCAAAATATTACAGAAGAAGAGGCTGATGTTATTGAAGCGTTTTTAAGAAGCAGGGTGAACGATCAGGCAAGTTTTACCTTCACCCCACCAGCAGAAGGTTTTACAAAAACAGGTACTTACTCGCAAAGCGGAACAACTGTAACTATTAGTATCACCTCACATGGTGTTGCTATAGGTGATGTTTTGACTATTGATTATACGTCTGGTTCTGCAACTGATGGCACTTTTGCTGTTGCTTCAGTAACCAGTGATGATGCTTTTACTGTAACGGCTGCTGCCAGTGCAACAAACTCAGGAAATGTTTCAATAACTCTTTCTGGAGCAGGGCAATTTGTTTGTGATTCTTGGACAAAAACAATTCCTTATAACAATAGAGCAACTATTAATTGTACATTTAGAGAAGTATTTGAACCATAATGGCGACACCAACCGCAGAATTACAAGAACTTACAAATAAATCAATAATAGAATTGTTTTCGGTTGAATTAAAGCCTGATATTCACTATACAAAGGTTGCAAAAAATAATTGTACATATACACAAAGCGGAGCCGAAATAACTATTGAACTTGCAGATCATAACTTAACAGTCGGAACAATTTTAACTTTAAATTTTAATAGTGGCGGTGCTACTGACGGAGTATACACAATTAGTTCTGTTGTAACTAATTCTTTTACTGTTACTGCCACTGTTTCTGCAACTATTTCAGGAAGTAATACTGTATCTTTTAATGTTAATAACCCTTTTACAGTTCCAACTGTTTATCTATTTCATGCTGGTAATAACATGAAAGACAGCACTGACATAATATGGCAATCAAACACATATACTCGGATGCCTTGTAAAGCAGAAGGATTTAAATATACTGGCAAAGGAAAACTTCCAAGACCAACTATTACATTCTCTAATTTATTAGGAACTATTACTGCAATACTTCAACTTACAAATCAAACAACAGCTTTTTCTGATCTTGCAGGTGCAAAAGTTACACGCAGGCGCACATTAGCAAGATTTTTAGATAAAGAAAATTTTTCCTCTGATGTAAATCCATTTGGAACACCAGACCCTTCAGCAGAATTTCCAAGAGAAATATATTTTATTGAGAGAAAAGTTGCTGAAAATAAAAATATTGTTAGTTTTGAAATGGTAGGTTCTTTTGATTTATTTGGTGTAGCAGCACCAAAAAAACTAGTCACAAGAGCTGATTTTCCGGGTGTAGGAGCTTTTGTGAATGCCTAAAATGTTTTGGAAAAAATCTTTCGAAAAATATGCGAAAAAACAAACCCCAGAAGAAGCATGTGGTCTGTTGGCAATAATTAAAGGCAAAGAAACTTTTTGGCCTTGTAAAAATTTAGCAGAGGGAAAATTTGAATTTTTTGTATTAGATCCTGATGATTGGGCAGAATGTGAAGATACAGGAGAAATTATTGGTGTAATACATAGTCATCCTGTAGGTCCAGCAACACCATCTGATAACGACAAAGCAGCTTGTGAACATCTAGGCTTTCCATACTATATTTACAGTATGGAGCATGATCATTGGGAGTGTATAGAACCAAGTGGCTGGAAAGCACCGTCACTTATTGGTCGAAAATTTATTTGGGGTAAATATGATTGTTGGTCAATCGTTACAGATTGGCTAAAAGAAAACAAAAATATAAATATAAAATATTGGCCTAGACCAAAAAAAATAAAAGATTTTAGTAGTAATCCCTATTTTGATAAAGTTTTAATTGAATCCAATTTTGTAAAACAAAAAACAAATAATAATTTAAAAGAAGGTGATGTTTTACTTTTTCAATCTATAACAGGTAATTTAGATCATGTAGCTATATATATTGGTGATAATATGGTATTAAATCATAATATAAAAGCATTGAGTAGCCGAGAACCTTTTGATTTAAGATATCAACAAGCACTGAGAGGAGTTTACAGATATGCAGCTTAAAAAAATAAAAGTTTATGGAAAATTAAGACAATTTTTAGGTAAGTCATATTTTATGGCTGCGGTGAAGTCACCACAACAGGCTTTAAGTTTTTTATTTGCTAATTTTGAAGGACTTCAAAAACACATGAACGATCAAATATATAAGATTAAAATGGGTGGTAATGATATAACTCAAGATTATTTATCTATGTCTGGTACAGGTGATATACAAATAATACCAGTTGCCTCTGGTTCTAGTTTTTTCATACCATTTATATTTGGTGGTGGGTTAGTCGCGGCAGGAAGTACGCTTGCAGCTAAATTTGCATCTAGTTTTATCATTGGTACTCTTTTATCTACAACATTGACAGCAGTGGGTACTTCAATGCTTGTTGGAGGTATAACAGACTTAATTTCTCCACAAAATTCACCACAAAATTTATCATCAGTTAGTGATATAGATCCAGCTATTAGAGGTTCTTATTCTTTCAGTGGCATACAAAACGTAAGTACTAGCGGTGTGCCTGTTCCAATTATTTATGGACTTGTGTTTTCTGGTTCAATTTTAATTAGTTCTGGTGTAGATTCTGCACAAATCACAAGAGAGAGAATAACTTAATGGTTAAACAAGTTGATGACACATTATTTGGAGGAACACCAGAGGGAAGAGGTCTTGTTGATCCTGATTTAATAGATGGCGGCCTTAGATCAAAACAGTTTGCAACAGTATTAGATTTATTAGGCTATGGAGAAATAGATTCAATATTTGATGAGGGTGGAGCTGGTTCAAGTACTTTCAGAAAAAATGTTTTTTTAGATAATACACCTTTACAAAGTAAAAATGGTTTAGAAAACTTTTCAGATGTAGAGGTATTTTTTAAAAATGGTGCCAGTGATCAAACTGCGTCTCAAGAAATAAATGCTATAGAAAATACTATCCCTGTGGGTGTTCCTTTAACAAATTCACCTTTTGCGACAACAAAAACAGGAACATATACACTTGCTGGCGGAAGTGGTCAAACTACAACTATTGATGGTGAAACAGTTGTTTTAGAAGCAAATCAAATGCTTGTTGGTTTAACAGGTGGGGCGCATGGATATGAAATAGGTGAGGTCGTTCAATGGACTAATACAACCCCTAATGCAGATAATTTGACTGAAAAACCACAAATTGAAAATATATTATCTATTCCTAGCTCAAGTTCATTTGTTATAAATACAACTTTTGTTGATGAATCTTTTCAAGGCGATTGCAGTATAAAAACAAGTCAAGGTTTATCAAGAACAGTTAGTGGTGTAACAGATGCAGATGGCACTCAAAAAGTAGATAAATTAAGAGTAACTATTCAATTCCCTGCATTGCAGGAATTTAGAGATGATGGTGATGTAATAGGTGCTGAAGCAAAAATTTCTATACGTATAACAGAAAGCAATGGAACAATAAATAATCCTGTAATTTTAGATAAAACAAATGGAAAAGCTGCAAGTCCTTATACAAAAGATTATGAAATTATTTTTGAAAGAGCAATGAATTTTCCATTGACATTAAGTGTTTTTAGAAATACACCAGATGGTACGGATGTAAGATTACAAAATTCTACAAATTGGCTTTCTTTTACAGAAATACAATCAGATGTAAGACCTTATCAAGGTTTTGCCTATGTAGCGGTAAGATTCAATGCACAAGAATTTCAAAGTTTTCCAAGACGTATGTACCGCATAAAAGGTACAAAGATTAAAGTGCCAAATGGAACAACAATAGATAGTACAAATGGACGGGTTATATATCCAGATGGCTATACATTTGATGGTACTTTTAAAACTAATAAAGAATGGTGTGCAGACCCAGCTTGGGTTTTATATGATTTATTGACAACTGATAAAGGTTTTGGAGATAAATTAAACAGCAATGGCACTGTTGCAGAAAAAGGGATTATACAAGAAGAAAATCTAGATGTTTTTAGTTTTTTCTCTGCTAGTAAGTATGCAAGTGCGTTGATAACTGATCCAATTACAGAAACAACGGAGCCAAGATTTAGCTGCAATGTAATACTTAATCAACGTAATGACGCTTATAACTTAATTAATGATCTCTGTTCTATCATGAATGCTATGCCTTTTTATAGCAACGGCACTTTACAGATATCACAAGACAGACCTACAAACACTTCTACAAACACCTCTGATGCTCAATATGTTTTTAATAATTCAAACGTAACTGAAGAAGGTTTTACATATCAAAATCAAGGAGCAAGACTTAAATATACAGAAGTAGAAGTCGCATACTTTGATAATCAAACACGATCAATTGAATATGAATTAGTAACTGCTGAACAAATAGATGCACTAAACTCAAGTTCTGGAGGATTAGATGCAATTACGAAATTTGGCAGGACAAGAAAAACTTTAAAAGCTTTTGCTTGCACTTCTATTGGTCAGGCAAATCGGTTAGGTCGGTGGTTCCTTTACACCAATTTACTTGAGTCTGAAGTTGTTACATTTACAACCACATTGGAAGCTGGGGTAATTGTTAGACCAGCAACGATTATTGCTATTGCAGATTCTATGAGGGCAGGGGTTCGCAGAGGTGGAAGAATAAAAACAGGTGTTTCAACTACTCAAATTATTGTTGATGATGCAAATAATACTGATTTAACAAGCTCAAATTCAGCAACATTATCAGTTGTTTTATCAGATGGTTCTGTTGAAAGTAGATCAATAAGTTCCATATCAGATACAACAATTACTGTATCTTCAGCATTTTCTTCTACCCCACAAACAAATAGTGTTTGGGCAATAGAAAATACAACTACTGAGTTTCAAATTTTTAAAGTTGTTTCTATAGAAGAAAAAAATGACTCTGAATATACAATTACCGCCGTTATACATGACACAAATAAATATGCACAAGTTGAAGATACAAATGTAGAATTTAATCCGAGAACAATCACTACTTTAATAGACAAGGCATTATCACCTTCGAATCTAAGTGCTTTAGAGCAAATAGTTGTTTTAAATAATCGTGCAGTTTCAAAAATATTTTTATCATGGGAACCAGTTAAAAATGTAAAAGAATATCTTGTTGAATTTCAATATGAAAATGATAATCCTGAAAAAATTAGAGTTGCAAGACCTAGTTTTGAATTATTTGAATCTAGACTAGGTGCATATGAATTCAAAATTAAATCTTACAATTCGTTAGGTATATTAAGCACAGATACGTCAACATTAAATTTTACTGCTGTTGGTAAAACTGCTTTGCCTGATGATGTGCAAAATGTACAAATTGAACCGTTGTCAGATGAGTTTGTACGACTACGTTTTGATCAATCAACTTCGGTTGATGTGGTTCATGGAGGAAACGTTGTTATTCGTTCATCAAACCTAACAACAGGAGCAACTTTTACAAATTCTATTGATCTTGATTTATTATCGGGAAACGTGACAGAAGCAATTGTTCCAAACATAGTAAACGGAACATATCTTCTTGCTTTTAGAGATGATGGCGGACGACTAAGTGCTAATGCTGCGTCTATTGCATTAATAGATACAAGACCTGATATTTTTCCAAAACTTACAGTTTTAACAGATAGAGAAGATTTGGACAACCCACCTTTTCAAGGTGTAAGGGATGATTGTTTTTTTTCTGATGAAGTAAATGGTTTGGTCTTAGGATCTACAATAACAATAGATGATGAACTTGATTTTGATGCAATAGCTGATTTTGATTTTATTGGTGATGTAGATTTCTTAACTGGTGGTCAATATTTCTTTAAATCAACTCTTGATCTTGGAGGAAAACAGCCTTTAAAGCTTCGAAGGCATTTTGTAACTCAAGGTTTCCTTCCTAATGATTTAATTGATAAAAGGACTGCTAATGTGGATAGTTGGACAGATTTTGATGGAGCCACTGCGTTCAATGTCAACGCTACCTTATCAGTCGCTGTAAGCGATTCTGACCCTGATTTATCAGTATCAGCTACATATACAATAGATGATGGTTCTGGCGGTGCGGGCACGATAATCACTATCACAAAATCATCGCATGGTTATTCTGTCGGAAGTCTTGTTACTCTAGATTTTACATCGGGTACTGGTGTTGACGGTGACTATATTATTCAATCTGTGCCAAATTCAAATTCATATACTTTGACTTCAGCAACTTCATTAAATACAAGCGGAAACTGTAATTATTCAGCAGAGTTTCAACCTTATCAAAAATTAGTAAATGGCACATATATTGGAAGGGGTTTTAAATTTAAATGTGATTTATTATCGACAGACCCTGCTCAATCAATAGAAATAGATCAACTAGGATATTTTGCAGAGCTAAACAGCAGAACAGAAACAAGTCTTGGTAATGCAGCTGCTTCAAGTGGTGGATTTATAGCTTCAGGAAGCTCAACAAAATCTATTGTTTTTTCTAACAGTTTTTTTACGGGCGCGGCAGGAACAAGCGTAGCTGCAAGCAGTGTTTTACCTTCAATAGGTATTACAATAGAAAATGCTCAATCCGGCGATTTTTTCACACTGTCAAATATTACAGGAAGTGGTTTTGACATAGATGTTTTAAATGGATCAAGTCATGTAAACAGAAACTTTAAATATGCTGCAACAGGTTTTGGTCGTGGTAGTTAAGAAATGCTGTTTGACTTGGATTTTTTAAAGAATACAAGTAAAATGAGTTTAAATATTAATTTATTTTTATTTGTTATTACTTTATGTTTGTAATGTACTCTTAAAAATATAATTAAATAACTCTCAAATTTATTGGTACAACTAAGATGTCTCCACAACATGACTATATAATAGATAATTCTACAGGCGCGAACGTGCGTTCAGACATCAATAGTGCTTTATTAGCAATTTCAAGTAATAATTCTGGATCGTCTGCACCCTCTACAACATATGCACTTCAAAGTTTTGCAAATACAACAGATTCAATGTTGCAACTTAGAAACGCTGCAAATAACGCTTTTGTAAATTTAAGAAAATTTGATGGTAGCTTGCCTTTACCAGATGGCAGCGCTTCATCACCGTCATTATTTTTTGATGATGATACAAACACTGGAATATTTAGTAATGCTGCTGATACTTTGGATATTACAACAGGTGGGACAAGTAGATTTTTAATAGATCCCTCTGGAAACTGCGGGATTGGTGTTACAAATCATAATCCACTAACAAGACTTCATGTACAAGGTAGTAACGCTGGTGCGTTACAAGATGTTTTAACTATAACTAATTCAAGTGGTTCTAATAATACTGAAGTTGGTTTAATTTTTGAATGTGGTGCAGACGAGATAGCTAGAATATCTGCTGCAAATGAAGGATCAGATATTGGCCCTTTAAAATTTATGACAGCATCATCATCAAGTGCCAATCCAAGTGAAAAAATGAGAATTGAAGCCAATGGTAATCTTGGAATCAATACAACAGATCCACAATCTATTTTGTCTGTAAAAGTAAGCACATCAAGACAGTTAGACGTTATAAAAGATAGTGGTGACGATAATCTTGTTTTAAAATCTTCTGCTCCAGATGCTTCTTTTAATTTAAGATCCATAGAGTTAGCTGGTGCTAGTGTCTCGTTTTCAACTGGTGCAAGTTCTGGTACGTCTTATACACAACGCATGCTTATAGATTCGTCTGGAAATATAGGAGCACCTTCTGGCACTAATATTTTTAACGCATCTGATTCAAGAGTTAAAACTAATGTTGTTGACCTCAATAAAGGTTTATCAGATATTAAATCTCTTAGACCAGTTTCTTTCAACTGGATAGATGGTTTTTGTGATGAAGAAAAAAATACTTTATATGGATTTATCGCTCAAGAAGTTCAAGCTGTTGATACTAATTTAATACAAGATTTTGCAACAGAACTAACAGTTGATAACAATAAAATTGAAAATGTTCTTAGAGTTAACGAAAAATTTATAATTCCTATGCTTGTTAAAGCAATACAAGAACTATCGGCTAAAGTTGAAGCATTAGAGGCTACTTAATACAATATATTTACACATAAAATTTTTATGACCCCACAGGAACTTTACGAAGAAACAAAATCTATTCTTGATGTAGATATACAAAAGGCACAACAAATTCAAAATATAATACAAACAAATCAACAAGAATTAAATCAACTAACAACAAAAATTATTGGCAATCAAAAATTATTAGAAGGACTTAAAAAAATTGATGGTGTTAATGAATAAAAAACATTTAATATATATTTAAGGTATTTAAATTTATTATGGCTGTTACTTGGAATGTTACTTTGAAAGGTCAAAAAACCGTTGGAAGTTTATCTGATGTTGTAACTACTGTTAACTGGACTGCAAGCGACACTGAAACTGTTGGAAGTGGTGAATCTGCTGTAGAACATACTGGTTCTGCTTATGGTTCTGTCGGGCTTGCTGAACCTGATAGCAGTTCTTTTACTGCTTATGGAGATATAACAAAAGATAACGCTGTTGCGTGGGCTAAGGCTGCTTTAGGCACTGATGAAGTAACAGCTATAGAAACAAGTATTGATGCACAGATAACAGAATCTAAAACACCTACAACATTTTCTGGTGTTCCTTGGTCTTAATTAGTTTTATGTTGCATCTGCCTTGTCATAAGGCTCATAGTGACATACAAAGGTGATAAACCTATAATTACCAGTAGAACAGCTATGCTCATAACTGACATAGCTTTTATTAAAGCAAGTTTTATCATGTTTAACAAAGTTGCTAATGTACTAAGTATAGTTTCCTTCGTTATGGTGGCAAGTATGAGTGGAGGTGCATACTTCGGTTATAGATATGTAACTTCAGAACAATTTAAAAGTAAAGTTATGAGTCAAATCATGAAAGAGGTGCAAACAATATTACCAGGACAGATTAATAAAAAATTACCCTCCAATACTGGTCAAGCTATACCAAAAAAATTAACATTTATAGAATAATTGGAAATACCAGAAATAAATATACCTGATATAGAAATACCTAATGTATATATACCGCAAGTAAATTTACCTGGCTATCAACCTCTAAATGTAGAAACTATTGGGTGTAAGTATTATCACCGAGATACAAAGAATACTGGCAATAGAAATCTATTGATAGAAGATCCTAATGGAGTAACAAGTAATTGTCCATATCCCTCTTTTATTCCGATGAACTATCAGGCAGATGAACTAATTATTACAGAAACAGCATTACCAGCAGAAGAAGAACAAAAACTACTAGAAGGTAAACCACCTCAAGCAGAAATACCAAAAGATAAAAAAGATGAACCTATTGTTCCTCCCTGTCCTGATAAGAATGATCGCAGAATTGGTGAATATACTTCAGAAGCACGCACAGAGAGAGTAAAATCGTATAAAAGAGGTTCTGATGGCATTGAATGTATCGCGG